TTGGTGTCTGATGCGCTAACATCAGACTTTGACTTTGAATCACCAAGGAGGAGGCGATACAAAATACCAACTGAACGAGGGCAGTATACCCCAAAACGATGCGAGTTGAAATAGGGGTTTTATTTAATAGACTGAGTTGTTATAATCCGCTCATATGGTTTGCCAGAGCCATGAGTAAAACTACAATGTTAGAGAAGGCTTTGATTTGTGTAATTTAGGTTTCGAATTCTGGCGAGTTCACATTGTCCTAAGTTACACAAAATCAAAGTCTTTTTTTTCGCCAGTCTTTTATTCATATCTCTCGCTGCCATCAGGTTTATGATGCAGTGCACTCCCTATCCCAATTAGTGCGACCCAAAGAAATAGGCAAAGTTCTATTTGACTCAGGAAGCAAGAGAATAACTACGGCTTATAAATCCTAGCAATGCTTAACCTTTGTATCTAGGTCATTATGAGGGAATTCAAGTACCGTAAAAGATATATCCGGAATACAGGCCATATAGTCTAGTTGGGATATACCTCTTTATGGGAAAAGGGGAAACTATGCCTAAAATAAATAAAAGTACGAAAAACAACCAAATATTAAAGAATGAAAAGCGCCTTGAATGGCTTCATGAAATAGTTAAATCAGGTCACAAAAACTCAGGTGTGAGCATGTCGCTTATCAGTAGTTTTATGAGCTACCAACAATGGACTTACAAGCAGACAGAGCTTATCGACTCCCTAATAAGTGGATTTTCAAGAGATTTAAAGAAGTCCGAAGATCAAAGCCCAATTCAAAAAAAATACTACCTATACGCACTAACATGCGGTGATAGGGTGAAGATAGGTCATAGCACCAATATCCAAAAAAGAATCAAAAGCATTCAAACAGCCAATGCGGACGAGGTCTCATTGGTGTGGAAGTTTTATGTTGGTTCTGACAGGTCGATAGCAGAGACAGCCGAGAGAAGGCTTCACAGGCTTTGCAATAAGCATCATATCAGGGGTGAGTGGTTTGACATTGAGTCACTGGATTTGGTGGTCTCATATAAGCCTAAGCTAAAAAGTGCGACTAGGGCCAAGCTCGATAGAATGCGGAAAAAGCACGTTACAGGGTATCGAAAGCAATTGACCAAAACTACCAAACAAACTTAAAAATACATTAATTTTGGTATTTTTTGCCAATTACAAATAGCGGAATAACTGGAAAATAGGCACTACCAACTAAGGGGAAACATATGAAAGACGAGCAAAACGAAGAACTTATTTTTAGACTGACCGCTAATGAATTGCTAGTTAAGATTGTAAGTGGTGAGATTGATATTAAATTGATCGCAGAAATGGAATTAAGGAATAGAGGGTTTGATCATAACGGTAAGTGGATGGGTTTAAAATGAACTATCAAGATTTTATAAGCGGCAAACAATTTAAGCAGGATTCAGCGGGATTTGACGCTGATATATCTGGATATCCGCTATTTGACTACCAGCAGCCCATTGTTAAGTGGGCGCTAAAGCGAGGTAAGGCGGCTATCTTCGCCGATACGGGTTTAGGTAAGACAATCATGCAGTTATCTTGGGCTGATAGCGTAGCAAAGCACACAGGCCATCCAGTCCTTATCCTAGCGCCTCTGGCGGTATCGAGTCAGACAGTTGAGGAAGGGGCGAAATACGGCATTCACGTTGAGAAGCTAAACCCATCGGATGATGTATTCGGCCCGAACATTTACATCACAAACTATGAGCAATTGCATAAGGTTAAACAAGATCAATTCCAAGGTGTGGCTCTGGATGAAAGTTCAATCCTAAAGGGCATGATGGGAGCTAGACGCAAGGAGATAACAGATTTTGCATCAACCATTCCCTATCGGTTGAGTTGTACCGCCACGCCTAGCCCTAATGATTTTATGGAGTTGGGGACTCAATCAGAGTTTCTGGGGATTATGAGTCAAGTTGAGATGCTGGCCATGTTTTTTATTCACGATGGTTCAGATACGTCAAAATGGCGTTTAAAGGGCCATGGGCAGAAGAAGTTCTTTGAGTGGCTGGCTACATGGTCAGTAGTGATTCGCAACCCATCTGATTTAGGTTTTGATGGTTCGCGCCATGAGCTACCGCCGCTGATTTATCATGAGCATGTGATTGAAACAGACCCTACAGACCAGCTATTTGTGGAGCCAGCCCAAGGTTTACAGGATAGAAACAAGGCGCGTAAAGATTCAGTCATTGATCGTGTTCAGAAGGCCGCAGATTTGGCGAATACCATCGAAGGGCCAGTATTGGTTTGGTGTAATCTGAATGACGAGAGCGAACTTTTAACAAAAAGTATTGTAGATGCTGTTGAGGTTAAAGGCGCGGATAAGCCGGAACATAAAGAAAAAACGCTATTGGGATTTGCGCATAATGAAGTTAAATGCCTAGTGAGCAAGCCCAAAATCGCTGGGTTCGGGATGAACTGGCAGAACTGTCAAAACATGATATTTGTCAGTCTGTCGGATAGTTGGGAAATGTACTACCAGGCTATTCGCAGATGTTGGCGATTCGGCCAAACAAAACCAGTAAATGTGCATGTTATCAGCGCAGATACAGAAGGCGCGGTGATTGAGAATATCAAGAGAAAGGACGCTCAGAATCAAGAACTTGGGGTATCCATGGTTGAGCACATGAAAACAGTCATGGAAAAAGAGATATTCGCAGCCGCGATTGAAAAGGCGGAATACCTAGGTGATGTTGAGTTTAAATTACCAGAATGGCTATAAGATTTGGTAGTTTTTGCCAATGACAAAAAAAGCAAATAGTTGAACAATGTGAAGAAAACCGAGGATAAAAATATGAATGTTCTAGATCAAGTGCTAACAAACGATTATGCAATTTACAATGCTGATACTGTTGAGGTTGCTCAGAGCCTACCGGATGAGAGTGTTGGGTTTTCGGTATTTAGTCCGCCATTTGAGTCGCTTTACACATACTCAAATTCTGACCGTGACATGGGCAACAGCTCAAGCACTGAGGAGTTTTGGGAGCATTACAAGCATTTGATTAAAGAGCAATTCCGTGTCATGAAAAAAGGGCGCATTGTAGCCATACACTGCATGAATCTACCGACATCAAAAGTGCGAGATGGGTTTATTGGTATTCGAGATTTTCGAGGCGAGATTATCCGAGCTTATCAAGAAGCGGGATTCATCTATCATTCTGAGGTGGTGATCTGGAAAGATCCAGTAGTGGCCATGCAACGCACTAAAGCTCTAGGGCTTTTACATAAGACTATTAAAAAAGATAGTTCCATGAGCCGCATGGGTATCCCTGATACATTGGTGATGATGCGTAAACCTGGTGATAATGAAGACCCAATATCAGGAGAGTTTCAATATTACGTAGGAGATGAGCCTGCCAGTGGATTTGCACGCCATGAGTGGGATGATGGGCGTCAAGCGTGGACGGTGGTTGAAGGTTCTCACAATACGAGCGTGGATGTGTGGCAGCGCTACGCATCGCCAGTTTGGATGGATATAAACCAGACTGATACTTTAAATTTCCGAGAAGGCCGAGACAGCGACGATGAGCGCCACATATGCCCACTTCAATTGGATGTTATCCAGCGATGCTTGCAGCTATGGTCGAATCCTAATGATATTGTTTGGAGTCCGTTTTTAGGTATTGGATCTGAAGGTTATATGTCATTGAAAGCAGGCCGGAAGTTCATCGGGGCGGAATTAAAGCCGTCTTATTTTAAGTTGGCTGTACGCAATTTAGAGCAGGCAAAAGCCTCTCAATATGATCTGTTTTAATTGCGGGAGAAAACTAAGAAAAGGCTACTTCTATAATGGAGTAGCCTACGGGCCTGAATGTTTTAAAAAACTAGGTTTTAAACTAAACGGGAATGGCCAGATAACAAAACTAAGACTGCCCAGCGATAAGATAGAAGAAAATGAGTATCAGGGTAGTCTATTCTGAATCCTTCGGGATACACAACTAATCTAACCATAAATATAGGAGCCTATGTGAATGGTTAGAGATCGCAGTTGTGATCTTCACTTTGCCCCAGCGATAGCATCAACGGGGATTTTTTGGGGGAAAAATGGAACAAGAACAAATTGAACAGTTAGAAGTAGAGATGAGCTATTGCTGCCAAACAGTTTGCGACATGGCGAAAGTCAGAGCGATGGTGAATGAATTAATAGAAGAAAACAAAAGATTAATGGGTGTTATAAATGAACTTACAGACAACGTCCTATAAAATTATTTTGAAAGATGGAACTTTATTTGATGTAGACGAGCAAATGGTAAT